TTTTGTTGTCCAATTCTGTGTGCTCTGTCTTCTGACTGCAGTCTTTTTTCTAAGTCATATCCGTTAGAATAGTATATAACGGTGTTTGCAGCCGTCAAAGTAATGCCATAGCCGCCCGTAGAAGGCGTTCCAACAATAAACCGACACTTAGGGTCATCTTGAAATTTCTTAATATTAGGTTGTCTTTCTTCTTGTGGTGTTAATCCATAATAGTCAACAATGGAGCCCGGACCATGGACCTTAACAACTTCTTTAATTATATTGGTAATGTCATATTGATAGTGAGCCCAAATAATAGCTTTGCCTTCTGTTTCTTCTAACACATTCATTAACTCTGTTATTCTATTATTAGGAAGAGATTGAGTGGAGCCATCATCTGCGGTAAAATGACCACAAGTAATTTGCTGTAATCGCATTAATTGAGTAAGAGCATTGACTGTTGTAGTTTGTTTTCCATTCAATACGGCTAATGCTTCTTTTTTCATTTGATCATATACTTTAAGTTGATCAGGACTTAATTTAATGTTTCTTTTCATATAGATTTTGTCTGGCAAATCTAAACAATCTTCTTTTAATACTCTGTAAGAAAAAGGTTTTAGCTTATCAGATAGCTCACCTAAATTTTTAAACCCTGCAACTAATTCAATTTTACGTCCAGATATATTAGCAGTTTTCATAATCGCATATCTCATTCTAAAAGAATAATAAGACTCATGATTTAAATGAAAAGGATCTAAGAAATAGCATTGACTAAATAAGTCTAAAGGATTTTTAGTAACAGGAGAACCTGTCATTATTCTTCTATATTTAGCATGTCCTGCTAAATCAACTATGTTTTTAGTTCTTTTAGCTTTAGGATTTTTAATAGTAGTGCTTTCATCAATAGCCATTAAAGTGTTATGACAAGATAAAAATTTAGATGCAAATTTAACTCCTTTGTCTGTACTAAAAGCTTCTACATTCATAATTAAAACATGAAGTTTTTCTCCTGTTTCAAATAATACATCTAATTTTTCTTTTTGTTTTTTAGTAATATGTGATTGCCACAATACGGTCACATTTTCTATGTGGTCTGGTAGGTGGTTAGGAAGTTCTTGATTATACCAAGTACCAACAACACCTTTAGGTGCAACAATCAAAGCTCCATTAACTTTGCCTTTATCATAAAGCATAGCTAAGTTGTCTATTAAGACTTTTGTTTTACCTGTACCCATTTCCATAAAATAAGCGTAGGTTTCTCTGTTCCATGACTTTTCTAATGCGGTCATTTGGTGCGCATATGGTTTTGTTTTAAATTTATATTTCATAATTTTTCTTCTTTCTAGTTGACAATATAATCTTTAACACTTATATTGTCAAGCATGAAAGAAAATAAAGTATATGTAATACAGCATATTGCAGGAAGCCAAGCAGGCACTCCTAAAATAAATATTATTGGTGCAAAAGAATACGGTGATTTTGTTTTTTTATTGCCTGAGTTTTCACAAATGATTTTTTCTCCTGGTCCTTTAATTTTTAAATTAAGAAAAGGTTTAAAAAATTTTAAAGAAGGAGATCATTTATTATTAACAGGAGATCCCGCATTAATAGGTGTAGCATGTTCTATAGTTTCTGATATTACAAATGGAAAATACAATCTATTGAAATGGGATAAACAAGAAAGAAAATATTATCCTATTACAATTAATTTATACGAGAAAGGAGAAATTAATGATTGATTTTGAAAAAGACCAGCAAGAGGTTATTAAAAAGACTGACAAAAGAGACTAGAACTACAAGAAGACAACATGAAGAAAACAAAAAAAGAATTAGACTATCTATCCGCAGAAGTTATCCCAACTATGATGTCTGAGATGGGTTTATCTCATCTTAAACTAATGGACGGATCTTCGGTAGATGTTAAGCCGCACTATAGCGCTACGATAACTAAAGCGAATCAAGAAGCGGCGTATAACTGGCTTCGTAATAATGGGCTAGGGGATATAATCAAAAACGAGATATCCGTATCCTTTGGTCGCAACGAAGATAACAAGGCAGCTGATTATGCTGCTCTTGCAGCAGAGCGTGGGTTTCAACCGACACAAAAGTTGAAGGTTGAGCCCATGACTCTCAAAGCGTTAGTCCGTGAACGTTTAGAGGCAGGTAAAGAAATGCCAACGGAAATTTTCAACGTGTT